AAACACCTGGAATGGCTGACAAAAGAAAATGCCCCCGCCAGTGCTGGAACCACCGACGAGGGCGGCAAACCTAATTGAACCCACCAATCAGGCTTGCAGGAAGATTGTACCACAACCTCCCTGCGGCCGCAAGCGCAAGGAGGAATTTTTGTGAACGAGAACGACAGAATCAAGGACTTGGAACTCCAGGCCCGCAACACCCGCCATTTGGTGGATCGCATCATCTACGCCGCCTATGGAATTAAAGTCCAGGAGCTGATTAAGGCCCTGTGTAACCGAGAGGAGGAGAAGCACAATGCCGAAAGTGTATCTGACCGCTGACCAGCGTCTGGCGGCCCGCTATGACGCCATGGCCCAGCGCCTGGCCGACGGTCTGGCCGTCTACAAGTGCCGGAACCGGCTGCGCAACCGGGATATTGGCCGCGCCCTGGGTATCCGGGACGAAACCGTCTCCCGGCTTTTGGGCGGCGACCGCACCGTCCGCCTGAACATGGAAACCCTGTTCAAGCTGGAAGACATGGCAAAGGAGGTGAGCTACCATGAGCAAGACCCGAAATGAGCGCCGCCAGGCCCGGCGGGAGGCTGTGCGCGGTGTGGTGGTCACCATCTGCTTCCTAGTGGCCCTGTTTGCTGATAGTTGGGTGGAGTGGATTTTGTGAACCGCTATCTGATTACGAGCGTCGCGGCCCTGTTCCTTTTACTGGCGCTGAT